GTAAAATTGTATATAAATAGCCATGATCGAACCCAAAAGATCTAAGCTGCTGTAGGATCATTATATGCGTAATAAACTGGTGCTCCAATAAAGAGTCCCAATTGAAAATCTTCCGCTGTGGAAATATATTTATCAATTCGCATGTAAACGTCACCATCAGACTCTTTAACTTCTGTAGTAAGTTCGTGGCCAGTATGACCCCCAGCATAATAATTAAGATCCCTAGCAGGAACAAATCTCTGTCCCGCTGTATAAAAAGGAGTCTCATATTCTAAACAGGGGTTATTATAAGCTGGCGTAACCGCAGTTCCTCCCAAGGAACCACGCAAAGTCTCCAGCATCTGACTTCGCCGATCTCCAATATTAGTTGAATCCAATGGGTGTGCACTCATCGAATTAATAATACCTAAGAGATCATGTCTACCAACACCAAACGATCCACTATGGCCACGCGCATGCTGATCGATGAGCATCGCTTTATGACGCAACGCTCCCCTTCGCATAACAAATGCAGGTGTTAAATAATTCAACAAGGTTGTATTACAAAAACTGTATGGAGCAGACCCTCCGCCACTCGGTACACCGGCATCACCACCGTTTGCATCCCATCCTCTGTAGTACGGAAAATCCGTAAGGTCAATCGAAACCATTCTAGTGCCTGAGCCAACTTGACCAGGCCAATAAGATGAATGATAATGGTATCTTCGCAACAAGTCACGAAAACTCACTATTCGTTCTCCTTGATAAACTAGATATTGGTTATCTTCTTTCACTATATCCGCATTAGTTCCAAATGTTTCAATTTCATTAGAACAATCGGGAGAATTTGATTCATCAGTACTCATAGCAAGTACATCAGGTGCTTCTTCCGCTTGTTGAACATACGGAGCAATGTCACTCTGTTGTTGAAAGTAAGATAGATTCTTCAGACTGTCAACAGTAGGAACGGAAAAGGCGATATCTTCTCCTCCACTAACCCATACTTGTACTTTAACCGCAGCATTTGTATTGCTAGGAGTTGCTAATTCATTTACAACATAAACGCTGAGACAACCATTGTCATATTTATCACCAGCACCCACACTTGCAGTAGTACTAAAAGTGGGGAAAGTTGGAGCAAGATTTGCACCAGGCAAAAGATTCCACGCCCTAACATCGGCCCATTTAACCTCATATTCAAAATCTCTATCCTCTGAGATATCAATGGTAGTAGAGTAGACTTGATTGTAAGGAACGGCTCCTGCATTGTTGGAACGTGGATTATAAACGATTCGCAATCGTCCACGATGATATTCAGAACAAATAACATTAAATCTAAACTTAATTGAACCCTGCCAGGCTCCAAAAGGATTAGCAGCAAAAGCAACAGCCGTGGGATGCACTTCAGTAACTGGGGATGCTGAAAGCGTCCGTACAAGAACAGGTGTAACTACCATAGACGCTAAAAGAGTGTCGGTGGTGGCAGACTCCGCCCAATCAAATTGTTGCCAAAAGGAAGGTCGTTGAGCAATTGCAGAAATAGCAAGTTCATCCTCTCCACCAAGACCCATAACTCTCGTATCAATAGTAAGCTCATTCTTTGAATCAGCAGACAGCTTGACAAGAGGCTCAGGAGTATCAGTGTTAGAAAGGTTGCCCATATATCTAGGAACATATGGCTTAGTGTCCTCAAGAACTTGTGGGCGTGAATAGCCAAAAATTTTAGCCACTTGTCCGATGCGCGTAGCTACCATAGAGGTGGCTTTTGCATAAGGAGCTATAACTGGGATCATAGAAAGAGCGTTAGCTGCGTTAGCTATAGCTGAAGCTGGTTTACTAATCAGACCGTCTTTCACGAATTCATCATTTGACCTAGTATTATTAACCTTCTTCGTGGGGCCCTTATTTTTCTTCTTCCCGCTTGCTTGTTCGACATAAGTAGGAAATCCAAATTCGTCTAATTCTCTATCAGCCGTACCAGATTGAGCCTGGACAGTTGTAGGAACAGAGAGAACAACATCCTCAGCCCACACAAAAACTGTTACTGTAATGGGATCTGTACCACCATTTGCATGACGTAAAATGTCAAAATCGTGAACAGTAACTCGTCCCATATTGTTAGTCCAATTACCAAATGTGATATCGAGGAAATTCTCGGGCCACAAAAATGGTAACAACATCTCTCCACCTTGTGACGTTGTCGGGTCAAGCATAAAATGAGGCTTTTGAGAAGCACCCACTAAATCTTGTTCAAAGAACGCACGTTTAAGAGTAACATCATCATTTTTTAAATATGGATTATACGAGACTAAAGCTCTCCCATAATAGAAAGAGTTTCCATTAATAAGCATTTTCATTCGAAGATTACAACGTAAATTACGATACCTGTTAATTTTCTCTAAAACATCTGCATTACTAAAAAACTCAGTCCACGGATTAAAAACCTCAAACAGCCTAGTACTTTCCGGAGTCCACTGAAATTCCTTAATCTTAACGGGACGACCGAGGAAGGAACCAAGCTCGGCGTCGCTAAACTCTGCGAGTCGAGTGGTTGCATCCGGTGATGATGAAATGTCGTAAGACCATGGTGTGTCTCCATCGACAAAATGTACATTTTGTGTTGATATCTGTTCAGGTGCTTTTGAGACACTATAAGCACCGCCAGAAGGACTATTTGAGTCAGCCCCAAGACTATTTGTATTATTATTATTAATTGAAGTAGGCAATATTTAGTATATACAACACATCAGGGCAGTACCCGCTGCTCCTGTGTGCGACAATGTTTCCCTGGCTGACGAAACCTCCAGTAAATACCGGTATCCTAAGGGTAGGATGTCTATATGTACAAAGCTTCCATAAAATATACAAACATGTAAATTATAAAATATGTAGTATCCATATATACACAACTATTTTAAACTTATACTACGAATAGTTCCGGAGTGGATAGATTTTACGCCTCTCCAAGGCGTTTGGAATTTATTCTGAGAAATCCCACTCATCGCCTACTGTAGAAGCAAATGCATCTTCATCAGCAACCTCATCAATTTCATCAGGTTCACGTCCAAGATATCTAATCTCGAAGTGCTTAAGCCTGTCTTCATATGATTCAGTTAGCATTTTGCAAGAGTCAGTCATTCCACATTTGAAAGCTACCTCTTTCATTTGCTTTCTACGCAATTCGTAGACTTCCTTGCCATGTTGCCACCATTCACGCAAGGCTCCGTCAATGTTTCCAGCAGATTGGTCTTCCAAAGACACAACCTTAGATTCAAGGACGGTGTGGAGACTTTTGAAGATTGATTCTTCAGCCAAAGCTCCATGAATCATACCAGTATCCGCATTGAATTTGTTCTCGCGCTTCAAAAAATCAGCTTCGAGATCATTCATGTAAGGAGTTGGCTCAGATTCCTTATCTGGCATAGTGAAAACCATATCACGCTCCTTCAAGAATTCAGCATATGAAATGTGATTAAACCAATCATAGCCCTTCTTTACGGAACCCTTCACATCATCACCATATGTCATGATAGCACAAACCTCACGAAAAGGTTTGGGCTTGCCAAGGTGTGATGGCCAGAGGTGGAAATACGCACATCTTAGTTGCAAGGAGTTGACAATACAGTTAATGTAAACAGTCAAATTTTGTCCGGAAGGATTAGATCCTTTATGGATGATAATATCTCCATTGTAAGCAACACAAGAGTAAGCAATCTCAGTTGCAATACCCCTCATGATAGTGAGGTCATCTTCTGTGTACTTACCACACTTTTCTGCAATCTCAATTAAAACAGCAAAAGCAGCATTAATAAGTTGTGCTGGCATACGAAGATCATATTTACTATAATCTCCTGCCAAAATACGATCTGCACCATGTTTCTTCATATGATTTGCCAATTGATCCCATTCAGGACCTTGAGCATTTACACCTACTGCACACTCAGAGTCGAGTGGAAATAGTGAAAGAATACGGGCAAGAGGCAGAAAGTATTTACGAACCATCATTTGTGTGGCCCAGTCTGCAGCTTGAAAAACCCTAACCTTGTCTTTAGTTAACTTGGTTGGTTCATCCTTTACACATGCTTTGAAAATTGAATAACATCTTTTTCCCGAAAGAAGAATTTGTTCCATTTTTCTCATTTCATCAACAATCATAGGATGGGCTTCAGCTGGACATTGGAAATCCGGATAATCCAACGGATCCAATAGTTCAATCATTTCTCTCTTTGGACCTGAAAGTGGATAACCTTTTGAAGTACCTTTTGGCATAGCATCAATAAAACGCTTACCATCTTTACCACAAAGAGTTTCCATATCGGTCATAGGAGTTAATTCTGAAAGAACCCACAACTTAAACTTGTCACGTTTGAAAACATCAATAAGACCATTAACATAGTCTTTATATGCTGCTTCAACGAGACTACCTTCAATCCCTGCACTAGGATTGGCTGAGTGAGCTAGGGATGCTTGCCACATTCTAGTTCTATGGAATTTTGGAGCACCATGTTGGTTCTCAACTCCAGTTACTTCAGCAACGGTATCTGAGATGGGTGTTTTTCGCACTTTACTCTTAGTGTGAGTAACTCGTCTGCCATCCTGACCTAAGTACTCGACATTACTGCCGATAGGTAAGTAATTAACAGGGGACTTCTCATGAATATCCTGAGTAACTAACACTTGTTTTTCATAACGAGTAATGGGAAAATCACCATTCACAGTGGAGGGAAAAGCACCTTTCCATTTCTTATGTGCTTGGTCCCATACATCTTGAATCTCTTTTTGAGTGACAGTTAATGCCTTTCCTTTAGGAGAATCAGGAATACCACGTAAGTGAACACCTCCTATGCATGTACGTGCAAAATTGGCAACTACAACACCCATGCATAGTCCAGTAAAAGTGTTGTAAGGCAACTCATAATCGTAACCTGCTCCACCAGACTTAGAATCCTTAGTATATGTAATACGAATAGGATCTGACTTCATGGAACCATCACCATTCTTATACAAGAAATGGCCTGATCCAGAAGCTGTAATCTTATCAGGGAACAAGTGACGAATGTCAGCAAAGACACCTCCAGAAGCAATATTGACTAAACACAAATCCTTTCCAGGGATTGGAATCATGTAGTTAGTGCTAACAATAGCTTTGAAGGTCGAGTTCAATTCAGATGGATTTTTGCGAGTAATTAGTGCTCTCATATCTTTACGATTCTTGAACACATGCAAAGGCATCATGAACGTATTGCCTCCAAGGGCTAGAACATCACATTTCTGTTGGAAACCATTTTCAACAAATACTCCGTGACATAAATTAGCTTCAACTTTGTTCAAAACTTGTTCAAACGTCATAGTAGCAGATTTATCAGTAACGTGAAGTTCAGCAGCAACAGCTGTTGCCCAAGGGTTAACCTCAGCATCTCTCTTCTCGATTTCCTCAACATTTTCAGGAACAAGAGCAGATTGCTGTAAAGCGACTGCAGTACGGAAAATACCAGTGAATTTGTAAATAACTCCAGCAATAGCACACATGCTAATAAATGCTTTAGTCTTACTCTCTCTAATAGACCTGAAAACATCAATAGTTGCGTCTCTACGAGCAAGCAATTCGTTCATACGGTCGTTTCTCCATTTAGCTAACAAACCTCCATACAAAAGTGCATGTGAGCCCAAAAGAGCTCCTCCACACATTAAAGTATTAGTTTGTTCAAACATAGTACAAGCAGTCAAAGTGGACAATAAGGAAAAACCAACTCCTCTCCTAGCCTTCTTTTCAAAAGTTAAAAATTTACGGGCATTGCAAAGCATATAAGCCCCAGAAACTAATCTGTTGGTGAAAAGCCAGGTTGGGAATTTTCCCACAAAATTGGATACACTAGCTCCCATGGATTCAAATTGATCCTTGATAAAATCAAAGGATTCTTCCAAAGAAGCTTGCTGTTAACCTTCATCTTCATCATCGCCTTCACATTCACAAAGATTATGAGCTAAATTGCATGACTCGCAATATCTACGTGAGGCTACAAGACCTTCTCCTTTCTTGATCAATCTACGTTGATTCTCAAAATGTTTCTTACACTTGGTAGTCAAAAAACGGAGGGTTTGATTAATGGTTCTAGGCTTATTTTCCTTGACACCATCAATATGACGCAAATGAGAGTTATCCCCACCTTCTTTCTTCTCTAAAGGTGTGTAAATTTGTAAGTCCCAGATATCATTAACTAATGAATCTCCTGGGAAAGTCTCAAGGGCTTTAGCACTATCAAGACGACCGTCCTGTAAAGCAAATTCCTTCTTTACTTCTACTTCCAAATGAACATCGGCACGACGAACAATTGAATAAGGACAAATAGATCCAACATTCGCATGTTTTGCCAAGGGAGCGTTTGAGGTGATTACAAACACACGGGGTCTGATTTCAATCTTTCCTTTTTCGTGAAGATCAGCCTTATTTGCATAAGTAATCATATTGTTATTGATATCAATAATACGTTCTGTAGGTGCCTTATCCAAGAAATCGGATTTGGTATTACCAAGATCATCAAAAAAGATTCCTGTGGTATGTCCCTTCAAAGAAGAGTCAAATTTATCGGATTCCTTAATGATAGCAGTATTTTTGGTATCAGGATCAACACCTGAGGCTGCCAAACAATCAGCCATTACAACTTGAGCAATAGTAGTTTTACCACGACCAGAGTCTCCCCATACATAGACAGTAAAAGGAGCAAAACGCATAGAACCATCAATTCGTTTAGCTTGGTAAGCTGCACGATTTTTGCGAAGAACATCAATACGTTTCTCTAGATACCCTTGTTGCCAGGTACCTTTAGCAGACTTAAATAATCTCTCAGATAATTCTAGAGCCTCGTCCAATAATTGACTATATTCAATGTCATTAATTGTTCTTAGCTCTCCCTTGATTATAACTTTCTTTTCATGAAGATTAAAAACCATAGCATGTTCATGCAATTCCAACAAAGGAAAATATAATTCATCTAAAACTTTACTGTCATCATTAGTAAAAAACAAAGGACTAAAGGATTTTTGTTTGAAACATTCGTAACCACCTTCGATAAAATATACAACGGTGTCTAAAACAGCTCCGACTAAATCAATAGCTGTACTATGTTTCGATACAGTACCTACACGGAAAAGATCAACACCCTGAACTGACCACTTGAGGTTAGTTACAGAACATAATCCAACAGAAGCTGCTACTGAAATTAGAGCAGAAATCTTTCCAAACATTGGCGCATTACGGACAGCATCCCAATTCTCACGAAGATCTGGAATCTTGCTTAACCATTCAACACCAGTAGGCATCTTTTCCCCAAAAATTGCTGCTTGTTGCTCGAAAATATTGTATCCAAACAAATCCTTACACCACTTAATAGTATCTTCTTGAGCCAAAATTTGTTCGCAAAGACTACCAGTTGTTAAAGCTCGCAATGATAGAACAATTTGAGCAGCAACTTGTGCAGGAGTTTCCAAAGCAGGTAGAGTAATAGCTAGAGCGCCAACAACTTCTAAATCTTCCCTAAGTCTAGATTTGTGAGCTTGAGCCTTCATCGACAAAAGTTTGTCCTTGGCTAAATCAATAACACTAGCAGGGTACAACTTTTCAACTAGGGACTGGTGAACGAAATCAACATTAGGTTGTGGAGGAGGACTCTTTTTAGGAGCACTCTTTGGTACATTATTTTGATTTCCGTTCTTCCTCATATCCTTCATCTTTTCCTGTCTACGAGCTCGCTTATTTTTGGCACATTTCTTGCGACGAGCTTGTTTCAAATTAAAAATTTCCGATTGAGGGATGTAAGGACTATTGCCTAAGGCAAGGGAATCCTTAACCCAGAAGAAGTGTTTTGGGACACCATCTACTGAGGTGATAGAAGAGTAGAATTTCTCCGTAGAGCTAACGTAAACCTCTCTATTATTATTTACGATACTATTATTACACGCGACAGAAGTTCCTTGGCTTGACATTTTCATTAAAATTGAAAGCGACAAGCACAGAGGAACCAATTCGCGAGAGGCCCGCAAAATTGGTAATCCAATTGTGCTTCGACACAAAAGCTTTGCTCCACCACTCAATTAAGAGGATGGACTTACTTACGTACTTTAAACATGTATTATTCGCCGCAGGCAGAGGCGCTACACTTAGTACATCGGTTGGTAAGGCTTCAACTAAATAGCTGTCCAACAAGAATTCTCAAGTGAACATGAGGGTTCATTACTTCCTCACTATAAGTTTTAGACAATACGCCGACTAATGAGTCTTGTCTAGGGGTCGGTCCCCATATCATAAAGATAGGTTACCTAAAAACATCACAAGATCATAGCGTGATGATAAACTAGGCTTATTCTATTATCAGCCGAATAAACATGGGGGCTCTTCTTGCAAGCGCAAAGCATTACAAGGGGATGAAACAACGATACAGGTACTTCCTCATTCGTTGAGTTCTGTCAATTACAGTATTACATCCCACAGACATATATTTTTAAAACGCTTCTGTGTGTATGAGTGAGAGCGTTTAATTGGCAATAAGGCCTGAACAAATTCCGGGGTTCACCGGAATCGAAATGTTAAAGAACAACTACAACTGAGACTAATGCCATATAATCCAACTGCAATCCAAATCGGTTCATTTATTAGCTTGGCGTCCAAAGGACAACGTAATCGCCAGCTACATCAAATCAATTAAGAAATGAAAACGACTACAGATAGAAAACTTGGGTTCGATCATAAACTAAATCAGCAGAATTTTCAATACATTAAACAAGTATATGCTTAAATTACTTTTACTAACAATTCTATAAAACTCAAATACAAACAAATAACTATAGGGGATGAAACCCCTAATAGACATGGTTGTCTGTAAAGAGTTTCGAATACCTAATAAAAGTCATTCGATAGACTTGAGTAACAAATTGTTACTACTGATAAAAGTTCATTGATCTCCGCACGGGTGTGAT